AGCAGGGTCATAGCCACCAAAGAAATATTCTCTATCTATGTTTTGATATATACCAGGTTTATTATAGATGCCATTAGCAAATCTTAAAATATGACCAAAGTTATTTATTTGAATATCAGGAACAGGGTTATCAGTTGTATGTGTCAATGCTTTTACATCGGTGTTTGTGCCAAAGTCAGCAGCACAAGTTCTAATCTTATGGGTTTGAGTTTCGTAATACAACCATACAGCGGCAGCTAATTTCGGATTTACCCATTTTATCATTTGGCCAGGATGATCGCCACTCATAGTAGTAGCAGAACCTCTACCAATTCGTTTGACTAACTTCCCAGGAACATCTAACTCAAAGTTTTTACTCTCAGTCGCAGCTGTATTAGGGATGTCCTCTGGATCGGCATGTGTTATTAAGCCGCCATCAAATATTGGTATTTGGATTAGGCTCATATAAACGTAGATCCATATGCATCTGTAATTGTATGTGGACCACTAATTCCCTTACCAGACACTTGGCTTTTAGCGGCAAATTTGGATTGTTCATATCTTTTTAGATAATTATTTGACTTACGACCCTCACCATCATCATCGCATAACATAGCCTTCGCATAATTAACTAGACTATTATGGTAGGCCGTAGGTATTGTCGGGCTGTCACCAGCCGTGGTATGAGCAATAGAAACCCCATTCAATAAAGCAATCCCACCTAAACCTAATGTTTGCCAATTTGTTAATAAGGTTGCATAATTGCCAAAGGATGTATTCCACATCTGCTCCTCTTCACCGTCATTAACAATTTTGCAATCATCAACAATCGTTTCACCAGATGCAGCGACTAAACTGGATACAATTAAATATCCAGACTTTTGAGCAATATCCACTACATCTTCAACCGTAGCTGTACCAAGTACAGTATTCTCGGTTGGGTTGCTAGAAGTTTGAGCTAAAAACTTTATACTGTCACCATTATAAAAGTTATCTGAAGATAGATTATCAAACCTTAGCTTCTTATAAGCAGTAGCACTATCAGTAAGCTGTACTGGTTTAGCAGCATACGAAAAAGTTACTAAACTGGAATCAGTTGTAGATGGAACGAGGTACATTTTTTGACCTCGTATAAAATAATATTCGGGGTTACCAGACTTTAAAGTACTATCTGTCCTATACCTGGAGTATTCAGTATAAGTAGAAAATGGTTTTAAAGTTCGAGTTTTATACTCAACCTGGCCAACTAACTCAACAAAGTCAGTTGGGAGGTCAATAGTGTCATCCCCAGTATTGGGCATATAAGCCCAATCTTTTATATAACATCGAGTATCGAGTGCAAAATCTTCCTCACCTTCGTGAAGATATTTGCGAATCTTTGTCCTGGACACATCTGGACTGAAGGAAGTTAACGTCCTATCAATCAGGGATTCCCAAGTCATGGTTAAGCTCTATTTTTTGTGCCTATCCCTGTAGGGGCTTCAGCTGGGTATCTTGCATTTAATGCTTGTATCTGAGCAGTTGCACTTCCATAAGCAGCAGCGGCTCTATCAACCTTTGCATCCATCTTCCATAATTGAGATTCTGCCATATCAACAACAGACTCGTGCAATGCAACATTTAGTTCGCATTCAACAGAAGAGGCTGCTAGATCAGTAGGTGCTTTCATATACCAAACATCAACAGTCGCAACCGATGTAGGTTCAATAAATATTTTTTCTTGGAAAACATAAGCAACAGGGTTTGAAGAACTTCCTGCTAAATAAGTATTTTCTAATCTCTTCACATCCCCTGGTTCGATCATTGTGCAAAACTTTCCACCTGATACATCTTTAACACTAACAACACCATTTCGTATTGGTGTGTTAGTCAGTCCAGCAAATGGCAAAGATCCACCGAGTGCAGCTGTAATAACAGCATCAGTTTCACCAACACCATTTGATCCACTAATTACAACAGTAGGTACAGATGTATAACCTGACCCAGGATTCGTAATTGTAACTGTAGTGATTGCTCCAGAAGTTACCGAATATGTTCCAGCAAATCCCGATCCACTACCACCTGTTGCGGAAAGAGTCCCAGCAGAATAACCTACCCCAGCAGTTGTAATTGTTAGAGAGCCTATTCCATCCACAGCTTTGGATCTGTCAAGGACCTGTAGGTCAGTTAAATAAGCATTGTGAATTAGATTGACAACACTTTTTTGTGCAATATTTAAAGCATCAAGTTTAGCAGTTTGCGTAAACGAAGATTCTTCGGGGTCCTCTAACCTCAGACCCAAGGTTGATAACATTTCGTTACCTGTCATTTTTTACTCCATAATAATTAAGTTAAGCTGGCCCAGCGTAAGCCAGGCCAACCCAACGGTTTAACTTCTTCCCTAGCTTCCTGTGAGAATTTCCCAAGAACCAGTAGCAGCAGTATCCGCAGTTACGCAGGTATGCATTTTACCAGTACTTACGTTCACATATACAGATCCCTTTACAGCAGCATGGCTAGGAACGCCTTCTCCTGTATAGAAATTTATACCACCAATAGCAGTATAAACGAATCCACCAGCATCTCGTTCACCGAGCATGCCTGCTTTTCTTTGGTCAGATGCAACTTGTGCAGTAGCCATATTTAACTCCTATTAGTATGCAGTAGGCAGGCCAGTAATTAGGCCTTGCCGTGATGCGTTAGAACAAGTAAGGGCACCTAGCCATTGTATTTTGGCTACGGATGCATCCTGGTTAACTGGCTTTTGAAAGCCTTCGAAAACGAAATTACGTTTTCTATGATGTCTGAACTGGAGGTACTTCTCATTCAAGAAGAACGCCATTCCAGCAGGACAATGATCGTCTACAACTACAGGTGTATTTCGATACATCAATGCGGTAAAACCAGCATCGGCAAGAGTAGCAGCAGCAGGACCGAATCTCTTCTGTCCAGCTAATGACTCTTCGTAAGCATCAAAAACAATTTGAGTTGTCACGATTATTGACGTATGATCATTATCAACTGTGCAAGCTCCGTACATTTTACGGAGTTCTCTACCAATTGAACTTGTTCCAGAACTAGCAGCTACAGTACTAAAAGTACTTGAGCCAGCAGCCTGGACTTGAGCTTTCCACCAGGTATAGTCAACACGAGAAATTCCTCCTAAAGAACCACCAGCAGCAGTTTCTGCACTTGAGTTAGCAGGTGCAGCTATAATGTGTTGGAGTCCGTTGAATTCATTTCCTGAGTCACCATTACCAGCGTAAAGCGTGGTTCCGAAAAGGTCTTTCAAAGACTTCTCGGCATTCTTCACTTTGGCTTCTAATAAATCGATTACACGCTCAGGGCCATCATTCAGCATCTCTTCTTTACCAGAGATGGAAATAGTGGCATAAGCCTGTTTCCAATTATACTGAGCATCGGTAAATGTTTCGGTAGGTGATGTATCTAGTACATCGTATCCTGAGTAGAAACCTTTTGCATCACTTTTTCCGTATTCTAAAGGTTGTAAAACCTTATTACCTGAAGCAGCAGGCTTCGACTTGCGAAGCATCCTATGCGTAAGCACATTGGAATCGAATATATTATCAACCATCTGAGGAATGTATTTATCCTTAGTTAAAGCACTAAGGTTGTCGTAATTAAGTGGCATTACTTAATCCCCTTTTGTTTGATTATTTATTCATAGAGGTCGTAAGACATAGCCTGATCCCTTGCTTCATCATAAGATTTAGGTACCGTATTAGCTACAGACCTTTCACCACTATGTTTTGCAGAAACTTCGGGTATGGCTTTGTTTTCATTCGCCTCTTCCAGAGTCTTTTTAGCTTTCGCAAAAGCACTATCTACAGCGGCTTGATGGTTAGTTATGATAAAAGCATCTTCTAGATTGGTCAGCCCTTTATCAATCGAGGTCTGAATGACCTCTTTTAGAGCATCCTCTTGACCATCCAATTCAGGATGATCAGCAATCAATTTGCCAATATCTGCTTGTACCTGCCTTTCAGCAGTTTGCATTTCTAACTTATTTTCAAGCTCCTGGAGTCGACCAGCCATTTCATCATTGGCTTCATCACTCTTCGTGTCCTGTTCCAGTTCTTTACTTGGCTCAACAACAGGGTCTTCTTGGAATAAGGCATGATCCTTACCTAAGTAATCAGTCAAAGTTTCCCTCAACTCCTCATCATCATTCAACGCCTTCCATTTATTCGATTGAGCATCGAGAGCTTTGCGTTGGGTAGATAATTCTTGAGCTTTTTGGGTATTAGAACTCTGCCAGTCATGTCTATTCCTTGAGTCTTCAAGTGCAGCTCTCAGGTCATCATACGAATACGATTTTCCATCAAGCTCCAGCTCATCTGTTGTTGGTGCTTCTTCAGTTGTACTAAGTTGCTCAGTCTCCTGAGTCTCGGTTTCTACGGTAGCTTCCTCACCGCTGGGTTCACTAGGTGCAGCTTCTACTGGCTCGCTCTCACTCTCGTTGATGATTAGAGAGTTTGCGACATCCATTTCTACTTCACCATAGATTCCACCTTCAATAACTTCGGACATAATGTCCCCCCGCTTATTTGTATGAAAAATCTTACTTATTTACTATTGATAACAATTAAATAAGATGACTTTCCTTTATTTTAAACCATCTTACTACTGTTCAGATGGTAATCTGTTCATCAAACCAGGATCTGATTGGAGTTTGGCTAAGATCTCATCCTCGTTGGTCCCAAGACCAGCCATTTCTTCTTCACTCATCGCCTCTTCCCCTCCACCTTGCTGTTCCATCATTTTCCTTATGAGCTTCTCTTTTCCTGGTAATTCAATATTTTCTAAAATATATATTGGATCAGTAACAAGACCCATCTGCATTAGCTGCATTATCTTATTTTCAATCCATTCTCTATTTTCTGGTAACATAGAACCAGCTTTTGCTCGTACATCAAAGTCCATTTCATTCATCATAGTACCGATATATCTACGCTCATCCACCCCATCATCGGTTTCTACCATCATTACATGTTCTTCAGTACCTAAATTCTTTATCATAGCTATCCACATTGTACCTAATGTCTGTATTGCCTGATCTACAGCCCTAGCTTTAAAGTCAATTTTTGTTGTAGAAGCTTGTTGATATATTTGGGCTTGTACACCAGAAGTAACCGAAGCATCGGCTTTACCCTGGGTGGCCTTATTCACACCACTAATAGTCTCAAACATATCGTTAAGAAGTTCGTAAAAGGTAAATACATAACTCGGAATACTAGCTGGTTGAGACATACTCACTTGCCCTGGTCCTCTTTTGCGTATAATAGATCCAGGTTTATTAGAGATTTGGTCTACAACATCTGTTGTCTCATCAACAACCCACATTGGATTAGCCATCATATGTGTGTTATCAAGAATCTGTGAGGCGAGTCTATCCATACTAAGATTAATAGACTTTAATCGCTTAGGTTCAGGCTTACCCCAAAAGCTATGTGCGGATCCTCCGTTTTTGAGTACAACAAAAGGAAATGGATTAGATACATGGTTTTGTTTATTTAAGAATGGGTATTTACTAGGTCCATCATATAATAAGACCCCATTGGCAATTGTTGTTTGCCTAACATTCCCTGGGTATTTGGCTTTTTCTGTGCCGACCTCGCCATCACCCATATCAATATATTCTTTAGTATAGTCCCTGGCGAAGCATTCAACAATTAAAGCCCTTTCTTCTAAGCCCTTCATTGCATCTTCGGTAGTATGATAGTTGGTCTCTTGACCTTTTGTGTCTGTGATTTGGGTAATACTGCTACCACCCATATCCACATCGTTAATTTTTAGGGCTTCATACTTCTCAAGCTGTGCCTGTGACTTTACATACTTACCATTTGGATACTTTTCTTTTAACTCCCATAAAGGGGTGGGTGCAGCGTATGCAACAAATTCAGCATTTTCTAATTTTGTAGCACTTGGGTTTACATAAAAAGCAAAAGGATCCACCACATCTGCATCAGGTAGGTCATCTTCATTATTAAAAGATAGTTTTAATATTCCATTTCCATATACTAAGTAATCAAGTAACCAGTCGGGTACTAGATTCTGCATATCCCTAATAATCCAAAGTTCGTCTATCTGCTTTTGTAATATTTCGGCTGCGTTAGAAGCAACATCATCAGAGCCTACGTTTATAATATCAATTCTTGGAGGTCGGTTAGAAAGGATTGGAACCATAGTGTCAATAGCACTTGCGATTAAGTCCATTGTTAGCTGGTTTTTAAATTTAGGCATATTCATACCCTTCCAATGCTCGCCCATATATAACTCTTCAGCTTCTCGCCAGACCTTAGTCGTGTTTGCCCTGGCCTTTCGGCACATATCAAACATTGCTTCAGTTCTTTTAATTACTCTTTCATCATTTTTACTAGGCACATATGCCTGCGTTACTTCTTTTGCCATCAGTTCCTCACCGATTTAATTCCGTTTAAAGAAACAGATGTCATCTCATCTATAACTTGTACAAGTGCATATTTATAATCCCTGCTAGAATCACCTAATGCTTCAATCTTTTTAATTTCCTTTATCACAGGGTTGGTCTCCTTCAATTCCCTCACAACCCAATTTCCAGTCATTTCGTCAAACATCTCTAATGTCATGCCCTAACCCCTTCATAGGAAGTTTCTTCCTGTAGTAGTTTATCTAATTCTTTTTGCAACCAAGGCTTTTGGACCACTCTAGATGGTCTGCCTATATAGTGGAGCATATAACGCATCTGATCCGCATGGTGATCCTCACCCTTGGTATCTAAATCTTCTGGCCTTTTATCATCGTGGACTAATACTGGTAATGTCCTTATAAACTCAGGACAACTATTAAATATCTTCATCTTAGGAGGCCTACCCTCATCATGGTCTAAATATGTTCGGCAAATGTTCCATCCATTTACCCTCTCGTTATTAGCCTTAAATAGGTTTAATCCATGCCTCCCCATAATATCAGCAATACTCATATTTGAAGGAGCTACGGAATCAGACCGATTGGTGTTTTGTGGGTTTCTTATCCACATACTTGGGTCTCCTACTGTTAGCATATATTGTTCATCCCCACTTAATTCCAGTATTCTGTCAATATGATGACTTAATTCTTTTCCAGCTTCATAATGTTCCCTGTAAAGATAGATATTCCCATCAAAGTCTACTGCCCACCAGCCGCAAGCAAACGGAGCAGCAAACCCATAATCAATCGATCTATACTTGTACCATTCGTGTGGTATTTCAAATTCATCAACCACATGAATATCTTGCCTCCACTTCTGAAAGAATTGTCCAGCGAATACATCCCAGTCTCCATCTAACCAAGCTCTCCTAAGTTCATCAGGCAAAGCCTTCAAACTGTTAATATATTCAGGATCTTCACGCATAATAGTAGGGTTGTCTGTTACCTTACTTGGAACAAAAATCCGTGACTTTCCACTTTTTGGGTCAAAGTAGGTTTTATTCCTTGATGTATCTACAAAACGAGCCTTTACCCAACCATGTCCTGGACCACCTGGGTTAGTCGTTGCAAATATCTGTGCCCTAATACCTGGGATCGTACTCCTGGCTGAGGATATCAACCTTAAATAGGACAATTCATCGGGTATAAGGGTCAACTCCTCTATTGCTATCTTCTGAA